ACTGATAAGGTTTTAGTGTATAATGCTAATGTGACTGTTAACGATGATTTAATTGTAAATGGTGCTATTTCTTTATCAAATTCTGCGTGTGCTGCTGTTAATTTCGCTGATGCTAATTCACCAGGAACAGATACATCAATTTATTACAATTCAGGCTCTGATGTATTGACCATGACATTAAATGGTAGCGATAAGATAATATTAACAAACTCAAATGTAACTATACAAGACGATTTGCTTATTCAAGGTAGTTTAGCACTATCTGCTACTGCTAGTGCTGCGATAAACTTTTTTGATAGTAATGGTGCTTCAACAGATACATCAATTTATTATGCCAATAACCCAGGCTTAGGAATAACAGAAGGATTATATTTCGCACTAAATGGTAGCACCAAGCTTGGCATATTTAATACAGAAAATCAAAACTATGGTAATTTTGTTGTAGTTAGCGGAAATATTAGTACAACTGGTAGTACATTCTTATTAGCAAATGCCAATACAACTACAGCAAATGCGTTTGGTAGTGCTTCATCCATTAACATAGGGGCAGCAGGTAGTTTAACAACGCTTCGTGGTAATTTGTTCATTGATAAGGCACTTAATTTTGCTGATTCAAACGGTGCTAATACTGATACCTCTATATATTACGCAGCTAGTCCAGAAGGTATGTACTTTGCTGTAAATGGTAACACTCAACTAGCAGTAAATAATACTCAAGTATTAATTGTTAACAAGCTAGATGCAACAGGTGCTAGTAATGTAGCTCTTGGTCCAAACGCTAATATAAAAATTACAGGAGGAAGTTCAGGTCAAGTTTTATCAACTGATGGACTTGGTAATTTAAGTTGGACAACAGTTAGCGGAGGCGGATCACCTGGCGGTTCTAATACACAAATTCAATTTAATGACGCTGGTAGTTTCGGTGGTAATAATACTTTTACCTTTAATAAAACTTCAGGAAACTTACAAGTACCGGGTAACGTAGATTTTGGTGGTAATTTAATATTAGGAAATTCAGCAGCAGCTAATGTATCTATAAACTTTAGAGATGCTAATTCTACTGCCACTGACACAGCAATTTATTATACAACAGCAGTAGCAGAAGGGTTATATTTTACATTAAATGCTGGAACAAAAGTTGTTATAGAAAATAATAGAACAGTTAACTATCAAGATTTTCTAGTATCAGCAGGTAATATTGATACAACTATTGCTACTCTTAACTTTGCGAATGCTAATACAACTACAGCAAATGCGTTTGGTAGTGCTTCAGCCGTTAATATAGGGGCAGCAGGTAGTTTAACAACATTGCGTGGTAATTTGTTTATTGATAAAGCACTTAATTTTGCTGATTCAACTGGAGCCAATACTGATACAGCAATTTATTATACAACAACAGGGGCAGAAGGACTATACTTCGCCTTAAATGGTAGTACTAGAATCGCAACCTTTTCAACAGGAACATTAAACTACGGGGTGTTCCTTACAATTGGTAATGGTATTGGATATGGTTCAGGCTCTGGTGGCACTATCGCACAAACAGGATCAAGAACTAATGGTGTAACGATTGATAAGCCAACTGGATCAATTACATTAGTAAGTGCTGCTGGAACAACAAGTTGGCAAAGCTTTACAGTAACGAACTCAACAGTAGCTATTAGTGATACTATTACTGTAAATCAACGTTCAGGTACTGACTTATATCAGATATTTGTAACTAATGTAGCAGCCGGTAGTTTTAGAATTACATTTGCCACAACAGGTGGCACAACAACTGAACAACCAGTATTCAACTTTAATGTAATTAAAGGCGTAACATCTTAATCAAGGAAATTTTTTATGTCAACATACGTTTTAGAATCAAGCGGTACAGCAGACACAAGTGCTAACATAGCAACAGATAAAGTTCGCATATCAACTACTGCTAATAGTATATTGTTTGCTGTAGGGTATCCAAACACAGCCGCTACTGGTACAGTAACAGCAGCAACTAATTCGACCACTGTCACAGGATCAGGAACAGCATTTTTATCTGAACTAAACGTAGGTTGGTGGATTGGCAACGCAACTGGAACTACAGTAGGTGTAGTACAAAGTATTGCTAATAATACAAGTTTAACATTAACTGCTAATGCTAATGTTGCTGTTTCTACAGCTGGCATAACAATAAGTCCATATGGTGTTCCTTATGTAGACGATGTATTAGACTCAAGTAACTGCCCACGAGCTAGTGGTATTGTGCCTTCAAACACAGTATTAAATGATGTGTATGTTGGTCAAGGTAACGTAATTGCTTTTATCAATGCCGAATCTGGAAATTGTATTTTTAGTGTTACTGAATTAGGTATGCCACACGCTGATACTGGCACGTCTGGCTATAATTTGTAGTTCTAGCTAAATACTATATCAATTTATTGATTTATGCGGTCCCCGCCGCGTAGTGGCTAGAACCCACGTAATTTAAGGAGAAAAACAAATGGGTCGTCCTCTTAAAATAGCGAAAGCTCAAGCAGTTTTAACAGTAACAAATACTACAGCAACAACTAATATTGTTACTGTATCTCAAACTTTATCAAATTTGGGTGTTATAGCAGGTATGCCTTTTGTACCATCAGTAACTACAGGTACAAATTTAATAGCAGGTACAACATATTTCATTTTAGAAATTACAGGAGCATCAACATTTACTGTTTCTGCTACTGATTTGAGTGCTAATCCTACATATACTCCGGTAACATTAACAACAGGCACAACAGCTTCAGCTTTATCAGTTGGTATAGTTGACAGTGGATTTAATAATCCAGAAGGTTTGGCAAATACATATGGTGTTGTTGGTGGTAACACAGCAATTTATGGAAATCAAGTATTGGCTCGTGTGGCGATTGGTGTAGCAGGTACAGGTACAATTTATGCCTATGATGATTCAAACGTAGCAGGCGGAGCAGGTACAGATTTTGCTAATACACTAAGCGCAGGAAGTGTCGTATCAAGTGTAAATCCATCAACAGGTGCTTTAACAACACTTGGTTTTGTAGATACTGTAACTGGTTACGTAACAATTGAATGTAGTGCTGCCACAACAGCAGGTAGTTTCTTAACAAGTGTCGGCAATGCTGAAACACTTTATGCAAACTTACCAGTTACTTTTGATGTAAATATTGGCGGTTTAAACAATACTCAAACATATTTCGTTAAGACAATCGTTAATGCAGCAGCATTTTCAGTATCATTCATTCCAGGTGGGGCAAATGTTGCATTAACTAATGAAAGTGTTACATCAAATGCTACACAAGATCAAGTTTTATTTAATGCCAACTCTCTAGCAAATGCGAGTGGTACAAGTTTTGTTTATGCTGATAATGAACCAGGATTTATCTTGCGTCAAAAAGGTAAGCAAAAGTATTTGGTACAAGGAGCAACAAGTAGTTTAATTGCTCAATGCTTAACAGCTAACTTAGCTAACGCAGCATTAGTTCCAAACTCAATGAGTATTCTTGCTACATATGCTGATAGTTCTACACAATATGTACAAAGCTTAAGCGATATTGACAGTGAATTGTTTACAGCAACATCAGGTCCAATCGCTAGTGGAGATATTGTATTAGCAAATGCTGATCCAGTATATGTAACATTTAATAGTGCTGTTGCTGCTAATACAGCAAATGGTCTATTCTATCCATTGGTACAGATACCTGGCGCATAAAATGGCTCAACCATTACAAGTACAAACACAAACTGAAGTTGCAGTCCTTCAAGTTCAATATAAAAATCTAGACGAAAAAGTTGATGATTTAAAAGTTGAAATGAAGGACATGCGTTTCGCACTAGAAAAACATAGTGAGGAACATACTCAGATAATGAAAGATATGCATGATTCAGCGGAGGAAGCACACAAAAGTTTATCCAACAAAATTAATGCTTTAGAAAAGTGGCGTTGGATGCTTATGGGTGCAGGTGTGGTAATTGGTGCTTTTGGTTGGCCCACAGTTGGGAAACTGTTAGGTTGATATTGAGGGGCTTGACCCCTCAATTAATTTTAATTTCTCTTTTACTATTTCAAAATTAATCGTATTAAATAACCCAGGATGTAATGGTTTGGGATACATACTACTTCCTACCCAAGCATAACCACAATGTTCATCATTTAATAACGGGATAAACTCGTTACTAACTTCACAAAAAAATGTGTGATATGTAAAGCTATAGTTTACAAATTGTTGAATTGGAATAAGTTTTAAATTAGTAATATCATAACTAATTTCTTCCATACACTCACGTTGTAATGCTACAAATAATGTTTCATTATTTTCAACTTTACCACCTGGTATACTCCAACTTGGGCTTTTACTATCTGTTCTAAGTAGATACAAATATCGTTGTGTTGATTTGTTGTAAAAGAATAGTCCTACACCAGTGCTCATCTATTGATTTATCAATCTTTATATAACGATTGAAAAATCTCCTGCTGTGTACCACCCTTCAAAAGATTTCATCCAACTTCCACTAGTATATCTATACTGGACATTGTTTACAATGTTGGTGACAAATTGAACGGTATTACTATTTTCACTATCAAAACTAACTTCCCATTCCATTGTATTAGCATTGAATTGAACAATATCGTTAGCATTGGCAACAAGATTACCCCATGCTACAGTGCTATCCCCTGTGCTACCTATACTATCAACTAACAAATATCTAGCATTTGGCGTTGGACCAGGTAATCCTGCGTTTGGACCAGTGATTTGTGGATTTACTACTCCATCAACTGGTTGTAATGTATTTTGTGGTAATGTATCTGGATCGACATTATAGATTAATAAACGATCATCCAATGGATCAGGAACGATTGTACCAACTATCTCAGTTTCTAAATAAGGATTTTGTAACCATATTTGACTAATGCCAGGTCGCACAGCCCCATATACGTTCAAGAAGCTTGACCAATATAGTGTAGTATTAGGCGGACTAATATTTTCAAGTTGACTATTTGGTGGATTAAATGGTTGATTTTCAGGTAATACTTGTAATGTATTTCCTAAGTACAATAATTTATAACCGAATGGTGTTATTTTTTGTCTAGTCCCTAATAATAAATCATCGTTTTGTGTTGCTGCCAAACTGTTACCTTGAAATATACTAGCAATAATTTTTTCAATAACACCAAGTTTCTTTAGTTTACTACTTGTACTTACCCATATGGGCATGTAAAACTTCCAAGTTAGTACATCAATTGGATTACCTGTACCTTGTGGTATCGTTCTACTACTAAAAGTAAGCCCATCTTGATATACAACAGTTAAACTTGTCCAATCAATAAAGTTATCTGTGCTTTGTATTTCTAAACTAGGATTAAACAATGTTGCTAACTGTTCTAACAATTCTAGTTTTTGATTATAGTTTGTAGTCCAAAAATCAACAGTTATTCTTAATGTGTAAGGAACTGGCATTAGTCGTTCAATACTAAATGCTTGTCCTTGTATTGTTTCATAAGATGTTGTATCTTCGTTATATGCTCGTTGTCTTACATTAAGTTTATCAACAAAGAAAGGTTCTTGTGTGCGTTTTTGATCATATTCAAAACCATTGATATAATATGTAATCATTGGAGCACTTGGCAAACTACTGGCACTATTATTTGCTTGTATAGTGGCAGCTTGTCTACTTTGATCACCATACATAATAGGAACACGTATAAGTATGTCATTACCAGCAGGATCTTTCCCTTTGGTTACATACCAATTTGAAAACAGTTTGGCGAACTGGATTAAAAACCTACGTATCTGATTATCATAGAAGAACTGTGCCAATTTGTTACCCTTTTATTGTAGTATTTATTGTTATTAAAATATCAATATTAAGGAGTAGGTGGTAATGGATCAGGTTTCAAATCTAATATACTACTGAGTGGTTGTGCTTCGGGAACAAATGTTTGTGTTTGTTGTAAGTATATTTGATTTGGATCATTGATAAACAATGATTTTCTTGATAGATCATTAATAGTAAAGCCAGTTTCTGTGCGAACGTTTTCACTAATTCTTACCCACATCACACCATCCCAACGATATAATATTTGTGGCAAGTAATCAATACGCAAGAAATAATCACCGACTTGTGGATTTTGTGGGAAGCTTATACCAACACCTGTTGGTAATCCATTTGGTGGTGTATCCGTTCCTGTTAAATAACCAGCACTGTAACCAAAACTTCTAGGAGTTGCCCTAGCAATAAATTGGAATCTTGGATCACAATCAGCACGATAATCCATTTGTGGAGTAATTTCAGCGGTGAATCCTGGTGCTGTTGGGTCTTGATCAGCAGTAGCATATGTGTTATCAGCAGTACCATATGGCCCTGTTATAGCTCCTAATGATTGTACAGCTAATACTTTTTGCCCTTCAACAGGACCTGAACCTGAGCCAAGTTTATCTGGTGCTAATTCAATGACTTCAAGGTTAGCTTGTACAAACTTATCTAATTGTTCAGACAAATCCATATCAGCAGTCATGTCCCAAATACTTTGTAATTGTGCCTTGGGTACTTTAATAGCATAACTTGTATTCTTGTACTTAGGATCACGCATAGCAATGACACCACCTGTCACAGTAGTGCTTGGTGCTCCTGCGCTGCTAGTAATAACACTGATTGGTGGAGCTGGTTGACCTATCTTATCACTTGGTACACCATTACTTTGAAATTCGCCATATGTAGGGACAACATACAATTTGCTATTGTCGTATCCTGCTTTAGGTACAATACGTTGTGCTTCATTTAACTGTGCGTTATTGACTGCTATATTTGTATTATAACGTCCTAGTATATCACGTAAGTCTTGATTTGTATCCAATTGCCAATATGTGGTATTAGGTGGGTTAGTTCCAGCAGGGACTTCAATTAAACTTATATAATTTTTGTCACCATATGAAATTACGTACCCAGGTGGATATGTTTTATCTTTATCCCAAAGTCCTAAATAGTTATCTTGATTAATTGGTTCATTTAATATTTGACTAAATTCTTCACTATCAACTAGTGGCTCACATTTAATACGCCATAAGTGTGGGAACCATGTTTGGCTAAAACCTTCACTAGCATAATTAGCATCAGTAATTTGCATGAAACGTTTAAGTGCTACTGGAATAGTTTCTTTAAGTGGATTGTAATCTAATAGATGCGGCAACTCAATTACATCACCTACCATTAATTTGCGACCTACAATATCAATCATGTCATTGTAATGTACTACGATGAAAATAATGTCATTATTTAAAAACAACCCAAACTGACTTAGGTCAAAGTCTAGGTTTTGTACTTGATAATGCCCACGTAACCTATAAATGCTTGTTTCATATGTCCGATCTCTATTTTCAAGAAATAATAAATCTTGTATATTAATAGGATCAAGTTTGTCGTATTGTGGTTGTGTATAATCAACACTGGGTCCTTGATCTGTTGGGCCTAAATACTTATGAATATAAAGGTCAGTGCCCCCTACAGTAAGTTGTTCAGAAATGGTTCTGTCAAAAAATCGGTAGTCGTTTTGTTTATTGGGACGGAATAGTGATAACTTTGGCATATAGTATTTATCGGGCAAGGTTGACAATAAATATGAGGTCGTGTATAATATACTACGATGTTTACTAGATGGAGTCAACATGGCAAGAACTGCTAAAAAACCGCAAAAAGAAGCTTTTGTAAGCGTAAAATCAATTGTAATCAAAGACCCTGATACCAAATATTTCGGGGACGAACCAGAGTTTACACTACAGCCCGATAATCGCACTGTGGCATTAATGAAGGGTTTTACTTGGTACAATCGTTTTCTTACACGTAAAGAAGCAAAAGACTTTATTTGCCAATATGTAGAAGTAAAAGGCAAAAGTGAAGATAGTAAAGTCATTCGTAAGATTGATGAATCCGAACTTATCCCAACAATTGGTTGGCTAGCAAGAATGTGTTTGCGTGGTTTGGAACTTAATGAACATGAATCAATGACACTATATACTGAAATTTCACGTTTGATTCGTTCAATACACAAGCCTGAACTAAAACAAAAATCACAAACTGGCAAAAATGCTATTGAAAAGCCTGTAGTAAAAACACGTCCCAATGTCCAAGAAATTATGAAAGACAAGGCACGTGAGGCAGCAGGTGAACTGGAAGGCTTGTTTGATGATTTTATCAAGTCTGGGGCTAGGACAATTGCTACCAAGACCATTGATGAACTTAGCAAGAAAAATGTTCTACCACAACATACAAATATCCTACTTGATATTTGGAACAAAAAACTTGATGAATTCTTAGAAGTACAAAAGGGCAAAAGTGACCTAGCAGAAGGCTATACAAACTTTTCCAAAGTACAAGTAAAAAACATTATTAAGTATATTGAACAAGTAATTAGTGATTTAAACGCTTATGTTAACGTCAAAAAAGCACAAAAAGCACCACGTAAACGTAAAGCAGTACCTGTTGAAAAACTTGTTGCCAAATTGAAGTATTGTAAAGAGTTTAAAGACTCTGCTACAAAATTGGATTTGGTCAGTTTACATCCCACTAAATTGCATGGTAGTAGTGAAGCTTGGGTTTATGATACAGCAAAGCGAAAGCTACATCATTATATTGCTGATGAATACAGCAAAACATTCAGTGTGAAAGGCAATACACTATTGGGCTTTTGTACAAAGCAAAGCGAAGTAAAAACATTGCGTAAACCAACTGAGCAATTAAAAGAAATTGTTGGGAGTAAGCCTGCCGCAAGAAAATATTTTAAAGATATTAAGGCAGTTAGTGTAGCACCAACTGGAAGATTTAGTGATACAATGATTATTTTAAAGGCATTTTAATGAAAAATATTGATTTAAACAAATATAGTGAATTCGTAAAAGAAGTAACTAGTAAGCCAAGCAATGATCTTACTACATTTATGAATCGTTTGGATGAGATTGATGGTAACTTTGATTTTAGTAAACATGAGCATGGTCCTGATGTTAATGTTTCATTACTAATCACAGGGGCATTGGGATTGGGTAGCGAAGCAGGTGAGTTTCAGGAAATCGTTAAAAAGATTTTGTTTCAAGGTAAACCATTAACCGATGAAAATTTGTTTCATATGAAGCGTGAGCTTGGAGACATTATGTGGTATTGGATCAACGCTTGTAGGGCACTATATCTTGATCCAAACGATGTTATAGTCGAGAATGTCACTAAGCTAAAAGCACGATATCCAGGTGGTGAGTTTGATCCCTATTACAGTGAAAATCGTAAAGAGGGAGATTTGTAATCATTGGGTTGCCTGATAAATATATAAAAGGTAACTATCATGGCAGCCGATATATTAGCAACCCCTACAAACTATGATTTAAACGAACTTAAATCAGCATTATTTGAAAACTTACGCCTGCGTATGGGCGGTGACATAATTGATTTAGAGTTAGATCCACAACATTATGAAGCCGCTTATAATTACGCAATTAAGATTTATAGACAGAGGGCACAAAACGCTACAGTAGAAAGCTACACGTTGATGACAGTTATTAAAAACGTGGACACTTACACACTGCCCAGTGAGTTTATAAATGTTAGAAGTTTGTTTCGTAGAACTGTAGGGTTAGAAACTGGGCCAAGTTCAACATCATTTGATCCATTTAGCAGTGCTATTCTTAACACATACTTACTAAATTACAATTATACAGGTGGTATGGCTACATATGACTTTTATGCTGGATATGTAGAATTAGCAGCACGTATGTTTGGTGGTTATGTTACATACACATTTAATCCAGTAACAAAAGTTTTGCGTGTTGTCCGCGACTTTAAGGGCACTGGTGAACGTATATTGATTTGGGCTGATATACAAAGACCTGAAGTTGAACTAATACAAGATCCCGGTGCTGGAGTTTGGATAGGTGATTACACATTAGCAGTATTGAAAGGTATCATTGGAGAAGCACGTGAAAAGTTTGGCACAATTGCTGGTCCAGGTGGCGGTACATCATTGAATGGTGCTGCTATGAAGGCTGAAAGTAAAGAGGCACAAGAAGCATTAATTGACCAACTTAAGCGTTATGTTGATTTTTCCCAGCCCTTGACATGGATACAAGGTTAACCTTAATTCTTTTATATTTTATAAATCTGTAGTATTATATACTATCAGGAGATAGTAATGATTATTGGTGTGACTGGTTTGATAGGGTCAGGCAAGGATACTGTAGCAGATTATTTGTGTACATTTCATGGATTCAGACGATTAAGCTTTGCTGCTAGTTTAAAAGATGCGCTATCAGCAATCTTTGGTTGGGATCGTGAACTATTAGAAGGTTCAACAAAATCAAGTCGTGAATGGCGTGAACAAGTTGATACATGGTGGGCTGAACGATTAAACATTCCACATCTTACCCCACGATGGGCTCTGCAAATTTGGGGTACTGAAGTTGCTAGAGAAAACTTTCACAATGATATTTGGGTTGCCAGTGTAGAGAATAAACTACGCAGTAGCAAAGATGATATTGTTATTACAGATTGTAGATTCAATAACGAAGTATTAGCAATTAAAAATTCAGGTGGCATAGCAATTCGTATTGAGCGTGGGTCACGTCCTGAGTGGTATGAATTTGCTGAACAATACAATAAAGGACCTAGCAATATTGGTTGGGCATTGAGTAAATCTGAATTAATCAATCGTAATATTCATCCTAGTGAATATAGTAGTGTTGGGCTTGATTATGATTTTGTTGTTGATAATAATAGGACGATTGACGATTTACATAATAACATAAAATCAATACTCAATTTGTAAATCACCGCGTTTCCAATTTACATTTTTTCTCTTTACAACTTCAATACAATTTAAACATATTGTTCTTAAGTTATTAAGTTGTATATTAGTAAGACTACCGTCTACATGAAATACAGTCATTTGTGTGGGATACAGTGACTTAAAACCACACAAGTCGCAAACACTTTTCTTTTTATACCCAGACTTTTCCCAATTGGGAACTCTGGGTTTTTGTTTTTCTTTTTTCCTACCACAACTATCACAGATTTTACGATAGTAAATTTTGCCATTTCGCCAATAGTTTACAGGACATACGTTTATGTTACACTGTATACATATAGGCCTTATCATTTTAGTATTTATAACCTTTAAAGGTATGATTACACCGTAAATTATCAATGTTTTAATAAATAGTAATAAGCAATACAGGTTGTAAACCTTACAATTTTACATTAAAGGAAAATAAAAATGGCACTAGTATCTCCAGGCGTAGAAGTAACAATTATTGATCAATCTCAATATCTACCCGCAGCTCCAGCAAGCGTCCCTTTCTTTTTAGTAGCAACAGCACAAAATAAAGCTGATCCAACGGCGTTAGGTGTTGCTAGTGCTACAACAGCAGCGAACGCCAATAAACTTTACACAGTTACAAGCCAACGTGACCTTGTAACATTATATGGAACTCCATTCTTTTATACTACAGCAGGTGGAACTCCAATTCAAGGATATGAATTAAATGAATATGGATTATTAGCAGCATATTCAGCACTTGGTGTTAGTAACCAAGTTTATGTATGTAGAGCAGATGTTGACTTAGCAAGTTTAGTAGGACAAACAAGTCGTCCAAGCGCAGCTCCAGCCGATCAAACATATTGGTTAGATACAACAAATACAACATGGGGTATCTATGAGTGGAATAGCACTACAACATCATTTACAAACAAGATTCCAATTGTTATTAATGATTCAGCAAACTTATCAGGGGCAGCTCCATTAGCAAGTATTGGAGCAGTAAATGACTACGCAGTTGTAGCGATACCAGATTACGGTAGCCCAACAGCAACAACAGCTCCTGAATATTGGTATAAAAATTCAACTGGCACATGGGTAAGCTTAGGAGGCTATAGTTGGTTAGAATCATGGCCTGCTGTACAAGGAACAGGAACAGGATCATTAACAGCAAGCGATACATTTACAATTAATGTAAGTGGAAAATACACTGTTACAGTAACAGTTCCAGCAGGGCCAAATAACACAGTAGAAGGTGTAGCGCAGGCTATTAATACCTTAAGTTTGCCAGACATTAGTGCAGGTACAGTTGGTCCAACTGGTGCGAAAAAACTTATCATTTATTCAACTCAAGTATCAGGTGATCCAACAGAAGTACTTTACATTACATTAGCTAATGGATCTTTTAGTGGTGTTGCTCCATTAACAACATTAGGTATCACCGCAGGTACATATAATCAGCCTGAAATACAATATGGTACATCAGCAGAACAACCATTATGGTCAGCAAGTCAGACAGAACCAAGACCAACAGGTAGTGTTTGGTTAAAAATGGGTTCAGCAGGCACAGGATTTGCTCCAACAATGAGTGTTTATACAACAGCAACAGCAAGTTTTGTTCCTAAAAATGTTACTGTACAAACAGGTGATTTAACAGCTACATCAAACTTAGACAGTACAGGCGGTCAAGCTATTCCTGCCAATACTGTATATGCTCAGTATAATTTTAACGGTAACTGGAATCAGGGTCCAATCTATTTTTGGAAACGTGCTGCAGTTGGTCCCACAATAATTACTGGTAATGATACAAGTCCATCATTTACAAATGGTCCATATACAGCATCAATTTATGTAAGTGAACCTGGATCATCAGCCTATGACGGCCCATATAGTTTTGCACTAGCAGATAATAGTGATGCCCAAGATTTTGTTGATGCTTGGGCAGCAGCAGGTGTTCCATACACAGAAGCATCAGTATTAACGTCAGGCGCTATACAAATTACACATACCGAAGGTGGTGTAATTATGGTAGATGATCTTGTTGATGGTGTGTCAAGCGATTTAATGGTTGACGCAGGATTTGAAATTGGCGTAACAGATGGTGTTAAGTATGGTGATTTCAAGCCATTCGCAGCGGCGTTTGGTGATGATAGTGTAAGCCCAGCAGGTGGAACAGGATTTACGTTAACGATTGATAATGAAAATGGGGTATATGGATTCGGCGCTATTACAGCAGCAGGTACAGGTTATAGTGTAAATAATTTAATCACATTTAATGGAACAACATTATTTGGAGCTACTCCTGCTAACAATTTAGTTGTTAAAGTAATGGGTGTTAATGGTAGCGGTGGTGTAACATCTTATGCTTATATATCAGGCACACCAATTCAAGGATACTGCACACTATTAAGTAATTGGCAAGAATTTACATACACGCCAAATGAAGGTGCTCCGGTAGCAGATCCAGCGAATAATACTAATTGGTATTATAGCGTTGTTGATGAAGTTGATATCATGGTAAACACAACAGGTGGCTGGAGTGGATATCGTAATGTTCAATATGATAGCAATGGTTTCCCACTGCCATCAGGAACTCCTGCTACAGATCCAGCTGGTCCAATAGTTAGCGCAACTGCTCCAACATTACAAAGTGATGATACAGCATTGGTATATGGTGATATTTGGATTGATACAAGTGATTTAGAAAACTATCCAGTAATTTATCGTTGGCAACAAGTTAGTGGTGTAGATCAATGGGTATTAATTAATAATACAGACCAAACAAGTAGTAGTGGAGTTCTTTTTGCTGATGCACGTTGGTCTGACGATCAGGATACGATTAATCCAGTAGATGATCCTATTCCAACAATTATTTCATTATTAATCAGTGATAATTTAGATTTGGATGCTCCAGATGACACATTATATCCAGTTGGTATGTTGTTGTTTAATACAAGACGTAGTGGATTTAATGTAAAGCAATTTAGAACAAATTACTTTAATTCAACAAGCTTCCCTGATGAAACGTTGCCTACATTTACTGATACATGGGTAAGTGTAAGTGGATTACAAAGTAATGGTGCTCCATACATGGGACGCCAAGCACAACGTGCTATTGTAGTTCAAGCGTTACGTTCAAGTATTGATACTAATTTGACAATACGTGATGAAGATACATTCTTTAACATCATTGCATGTCCAAATTATCCTGAGTTACAACCAAACATGATTGTATTAAATGCTGATCGTGGTGATACAGGATTTATAGTTGGTGATACTCCAATGAGATTGACTGATAGTGCCACAGCAATTAATGCTTGGGCAACTAACGCAGCAGGCGCAAGTTCAACAGGTGAATCAGGATTAGTAACAAGAAACACTTTTATGGGACTGTTCTATCCAAGTGGATTAACAAATGATTTATCAGGTAATGAAGTTGTTGTACCACCAAGTCATATGATGGTTCGTACTTTAATTCGTAACGATACAATCGCTTTTCCTTGGTTCGCTCCAGCAGGAACACGTCGTGGATTAATTGATAATGCATTAAGTATTGGATTTATTAATCCTACAACCGGTGAATATGTTCCTACAAGAACACGAGTTGGAATACGTGATGTATTGTATACAAACTTCATTAATCCACTAGTATTCTTTACAGGTAATGGTTTATTAAATTATGGTAACAAGAGCAGCTTTAATAGTCAATCAGCATTGGATAGAATCAACGTTGCTAGACTTGTAGCTTACTTACGTAGACAATTAACAATTGCTGCTAGACCATTCATTTTTGAACCAAATGATGCGTTTACAAGAGGTCAAGTCTCAACAGTTATTGAAACATTGTTAAATGATTTAGTAACAAATAGAGGTATCTACGATTATAGCGTAGTGTGTGATGAATCAAATAACACACCAGCTAGAATTGATAGAAATGAATTATGGGTTGATGTAGCAATACAACCTGTGAAAGCAATTGAGTTTATTTACATCCCTGTAAGAATTTTGAATACAGGTGAAGCAGTTGCTGGAACAGGAGTATAAGTTAGAAGGGGATAAAACCCCTTCTACTAGTAGCGATAAATAGTAGAACAGGAGAACAGACAAAATGTCTTTATTTACACTAAACAATCTTTCTGTATTTGGATCAGATGGTGGTGTTGGCAATCAATCACTATTGATGCCTAAATTACAGTATAGATTTAGGGTTGAATTTTTTAACTTTGGTATTGACCCAACAGGCCCATTATCATTAACAAGACAAGTTATTGATTGTGCTAGACCTCAAGTTCAATTTGATGACATTACACTTAACGTTTATAATTCAAGAGTATATTTGGCTGGTAAGCATACATGGCAAACACTTTCAATTAATATTCGTGATGACGCTCAAGGTGAAGTTTCAAGAGCAGTTGGTCAACAACTTCAAAAGCAAATTGACTTCAGTCAACAAGCAAGTGCTAGTTCAGGAATAGATTATAAGTTCCAAACAAGCATCGTAATCTATGATGGTGGTAACGGAGTACTAGCTCCAAGAGAGCTTGAAGTTTGGGAATTATATGGTTGCTATTTACAGTCAGTAAACTACAATACATTAAATTACGCACAAAGTGCTGAAGTTACTATTGCGTTAACATTACGTTATGACAATGCTTTACAGAAACCAGATAACAGTGGTGTTGGCGCATTTGTAGGAAGAACACAAGGTAGTGTTGTTTAATTTATGAATGAATACTTACGTGATTATAATACAGCATCACAAATATTTACAAAAAGCGTCTATAAGGGCGCTCCAAAATTTAAGTTTTTATTTCACACATATTTTGACATCAATACAGAAGCTTACGATCAGGGTTTAAATACTGGTCGTAACTTTGGTCTAGAAGTTCGTGACGTTAAATTACCAACTTATCAATTTAAAACCGCAATTCTAAATCAGTATAACAGAAAAAGAATTGTACAAACTAAAATAAATTATGAGGAAGTTAGTATAACTTTCTTTGATGATAACGATAACATAATTAATAAATTATGGGAAGCATATTATAGATATTACTATGCTGATGGAAGTAAGCCTAAAATTGTTTTTGGAAGTACACCACCAGGAGGTGTTCCTGCTACACAACAAGGAGCAGGCGGTGTAGTAACAACAAATAATAGTAGTAGTTATAATTCACGTAACTTGTATGATGATTCTATAACAGGTAACACAGACTGGGGATATATAGGAGAAACTAGTAAACCTAGCGGGGCACAGGGTAAAAAAGTACCTTTTTTTAAAAACATAACAGTTTTTGGTTTTAGTCCTGGAAATAACTTTACAGCATATACACTCATTAATCCATTGATTACAAGTTTTTCACATGACACTTTTAATTACGATGAAGGTAGTGGAGTTATGAAAAACACAATGCGTATTGATTATGAAACAGTGGTTTATAATTATGGTAACATGGGTAGTTCTAACCCAAGTGATCTTGTTAAAGGGTTCGCACTTCCAGAATCTTATGATAGAAGGCTTAGCCCTAATGGTAATGCTGTAAATAGAAATGTACCATTTATTTGGACTTAAGGAATTATTATGTACGTTCAAGGCGGAACAACAAGAAACTTATTAGTAGCTACACAAAAACAAAATACTTATTATCAAAGACTAGGCATCCAAGGGAATAATGTTGGGTATAATCAATTTCCAACATTAGTTTTACCTCAAACATTAAGCGCAGGTGATGTTGATACTAGAAATATTAAGTTTGAAATTCCTTCACCAAATGGAATGACACCTGGACCAATTGGATTAGCTGGATCACAAACAGTTGGAGCACTTATTAACCCTCCTAATGTAACTAATATTACAACAGCAGGAGTATAATATGCCTACCATTAATAATCGTACTGTGATAGATAGAACAGTTTTAATCTATGACAGTTTTTATGATCAAACCTTTACTGTAGACAGTACAAAATATGACATAGTTTATGGTTTCTTCTACGAAAAAAATAATAACTCAAAGATATCAGCAAATTTTGCTGCGGCATTATTTAGAATTTCACAAGAAACTGGTATTGATGTTCTTAGTTTACTAAATCAATTAAAAGGTGCCCCTAACAAATTAGAACTTAATAAAACAATAAGTTATTATCTAAATTTATTAAAATCAAAAACATCACAATATGGGGTAGCACGTGTTCCTACTCCTAATTTGTCAGTAGCAAGAAACATAGTATTATGATATGGCTAAATATGCTCAAGGTATATATGATGTTAAAAACCCTAGTAAGTATGTAGGAAAACATAAGCCTAAGTATCGTTCAGGTTGGGAACTGACCTTTATGATGTTTTGTGATAATAATAAAAACATTATATATTGGGCTAGTGAAGCATTACAAATTCCATATCGTAACCCATTTACAGGAAAACAAACCGTCTATATTCCTGACTTTTTTGTAGTTTATGAAAACAGAAACAAACAAAAAATTGCTGAAGTTGTAGAAATAAAACCAAAAAAACAAAGCTTAATAGAAAGTAAAGTTGCTAGTGCTAAAGATAGAATGGTAGTGGCACTTAATCACGCAAAGTGGCAAGCAGCAATGGCATATTGTAAAAGATTTGGGTATACATTTCGTGTAGTTACTGAAGATGACTTGTTTTATAACGGGCGTAAAAAGTAAATAAATAATGGATGAATAAAAAACTTGAAGAATTATTTGATTTAGCAAGTAGTGATAGTAATGATTTAGTTACTCCATTACCTGAAATTACAGCCGAAGTTACACAAACAGCACTAACTAATTTAGATAAAATTGAAACAGCATTGCCACAAGTTCGTGGACTAGAAAGTGCTGATAATGAGTTAGATGATTTAGTTGGACTTGCTACTAATAGTTATAAAGATTTAATGGATCTTGGAATGCAAGTGGATAGTAGATTTAGTGCTGAAATATTTGGTGTGGCAGGTACAATGTTGGGACATGCTATCACAGCTAAAACTGCTAAAATTAATAAAAAACTTAAAATGATTGACTTACAGTTAAAGAAAGCACAACTTGATACTAAGTTACAAACTAAAGAACAAGAAGTACAAAACATTCCTTTAGGCGAAGGCCAATCACTTGACCGTAACGAATTGCTTAAGATTCTTAACGGGAAAAAAGAAGGTCAGTGATAAATATAATATAGGGACCTAAATATGAAAAGTTTGAAACAATACATTGCTGAGAGTGTACATACATATAATTACACCATTAAGATAGCCGGTGATATTGATAAGAACTGGTTGGACATGTTCAAATTTAATTTAAGTAAATTTGATCCTATTAAAATAAGTGATCCAATTAGTACTCCTATTCAAAAATCACCATATGGTTTTCCTGGCATTGAAAATCAACCAATTCACATTATAAAGTGTGAGTTTCGTTATCCAGCAACAGAACCAATGGTACAACAAATAGCACAATTACTTGGCTATAATGTTAACATGGTTCGTATGGTTGGTAGTAGTTTTGATGACAGTATTAATAGTGAAGCAGATGGTTACGCAAATGAAATGCGTGATGATCCACTATTACTAACACCTGAAATGGGATCATCACCAGGTGCTAAAGAAGCAAGTAAGAATTATGGTGATAGTTATTTACAGAGTATTAAAGATCAAGCTAAGGATAGCAAGATTGATATTCCATATGCTGGTCAGAAAACAAAAGATGCGTTTGATCCATTTAAACCATATTTAGCGGATGATCCAAGGGGTAAAGATAGTCCAATGAGTAAAGTCAGTAGACCGCCTAAGCCAAAGACTGGCGCAATGGCTTAAGAAAAGAGGAACAATAAAATGAATTTTAAAGACATGTTAGATAAATTATCAATGCTAAGTGAAGCAACAAAAGAAACCGAAAAAGGTCGTGTTCACAAAGCTGATGTAGGCGGCTATGGTCGTAAGTATGACACCGACGAAGAAGGTGATGAAAAAGCAGGTGACAAAGACGCAGCAAAGTCAACAGAAAAACGTGGTCGTGGTCGTCCAACTAAAGCAGGCAGCACTGCTGATACTGATAAAAAATATAGCGGCGCAAAAGAGTTACAAAGCTTTATTGTAGGCAATGTACCTAAAAAGCCAAGTAAAGAATTGAAAAACTTACCAAGCAAAAAACACAGTCTCAAAGAATTCTTTGAACAGATTGATGAAGAAAGAATGATTAAAGAGGCTGAACAAATTACAATGATGCCAGCTAAATCAAATACTCAAGTTATCCAACAAGGTAATAAAACTTTAGGTACAGTAAGTAACCCAACATTAGCAGCACAAATTAAACAAGCTATTGGCAAAGGTGAAATGAGTTTAGCTGGTACTGAACTAGGTGAAGAAAAAGAAAAGTGGATTCAGAAGGCTGTTAAACATCCTGGAGCATTGCGTAAAAAATTAGGTGCTAAAGAAGGTGAACCTATTCCAGCTGGTAAGTTAGAAAAAGCCACACATAGCAAAGATCCTACCACAGCAAGACAGGCAAGATTAGCACAAACTTTAAGAAAGATTAACAAAGAAAGTATAAACGAAGGTTTGGCGGAAGGATTAGAACCTGAATTAGGTGGAACTCCGAAGAAAGTAAATGATCTTTTTCATGATAGCAATTTAGAAAATTACAAGGCATTACAAGCTTTTGTTCAAGATTTTGGTAATCAGTACGAAAAATTTAAACAAGGTATACAGCAAGGATATTGGACAGCAGAATATCAAGAAGGTTCTCTTTCAATGGGAGATGCTCCTGGATACACAGTTACAGTAAAAAATCCTATGTATTACAAAACATTTTTAGGTTTAATGTCTAGATTGCCAAGTTATGAACGTAACAGGGTACATGTTACGGAAGGAGTAGGACCTAAATTAGGTGGAACTCCGAAGAAAGTAAATGATCTTTTTCATGATAGCAAGTTAGAAAATTACAAGGCACTACAAGCTTTTGTTCAAGATTTTGGTAATCAGGTACAGAAATTTAACCAAGGTATGCAACAAGGATATTGGACAGCACAACAACAAAAAGGTGATTTCGTAGGGGGAGATGCTCCTGGATACACAGTTACAGTAAAAAATCCTATGTATTACAAAACATTTTTAGGTTTAATGTCTAAATTGCCAAATTATGAATCTAACAGGGTACATGTTTCTGAAAATTTGGATGAAGCAAGATTGGGAACACCTAAATCTTATGATCCAAAAGTTTTTAAAAATAAAGGAGCAAAACACTTATTAGATGATCCTAAATTAATGTCTTATAATCAATTAAGAATATACGAAATTCCTGATAGCTATAGTTCTTTACCTGCTCTAAAAAAACTTGAGCAAGAAGATGGAAAAAAATGGGCTTTTAAAAATTTCCCTGGTGATGCAGCTATGCGAGACCCTTATACTTTTGGAGTAATAGTAACCAAACCCCAGTATTATAAAGAATTCTTATCATTAATATCAAGTATTAATCCTGGTTTGCCTGTAATGGTTGACACGAGAGAAAAACCCCAAGTTGGAGATGGATCATATGATCCAAAAGGTGTTGAATTGATTAATTATATTAAAGAAGTAGAACAACCAACAATGGACAATATGAGTGCTATGGGAGCAGGTTTGGGAACAGGTCGTAGCGACAAATCATTAGAAGAAGCAAAGAAAACTGTTAAGCGTGATGACAAAGCAGAAAAAGCTGGTAGGAAAGTTGCCAAAGATATTGAATATGATGAAAAAGTAAAAGACAAAATTCACGGCACAAAGCGTCATAGCGAAGATGAAAAAGCAGAACGTGCAGGAAAGAAAGTTGCTAAAGACATTGAGTATGATGAAAAGAAGAAACATGTAAAAGAAGCAACTGTTAAGCGTGATGACAAGGCTGAAAAAGCTGGTAAAAAGGTTGCCAAAGATATTGAATATGATGAAAAAGTAAAAGATAAGATCCATGGCAAAAAACGTCATAGCGAAGATGAAAAAGCAGAACGTGCAGGAAAGAAAGTTGCTAAAGATATTGAGTATGATGAAAAGAAAGATAAGAAAAAGCATGTTAAAGAAGGGATGAGTCACAATATTTCAGCAGCAAGATTAGAAGGCAAAGCACATGGATTAAAAGGTCATGCTTATCGTGGTAAGCATTATGAAGACATGGAAGAAGCAAGAGCATACCATGAAGGATATGTAGAAGGTCTTGATGAATGTTATGGCATGGAGCCAATTCGTGGGGTTGTAGTTGGTGAAGAAGTGCCAGCAACAGTTCCAGGTATGGCAAATCAAGCAGAGCGTATGGCAATGGAAGCTGATTTAGACGAAATGGATAAAACAGAGTATATGAAGCATAAGGCAAGAACTACTCCAGGTAGCACATTCAAAGCTTTTGGTCAAACTATGCATGACAAAGATGTATTTGAAAGTCCATTTGCGTTTGAAAGCCTTGATAAACAACTTAATGAATTATTAATTGAAGGTGAAGTTGTTGAAGAAGGCATGAGTGTTTCAATCAGCAAAGGTAATCAAGGAGCACCTGACAGTGTAACAGTAAGTGCTCAAGACCACGAAGCAGAAAAATTGTTAAGCTTTATTAAACAAGCAGGTTTAGGATTATTTGGTGATGAGCAAAAGAGTGATTATGGTTCACCAGCTGGAGAAATTTCTAAACAATCACATGGTGATATTGAAGTTGTAGATGACCATGATGGTATGATGAGTTTAATGAAGAAAATGGCAGGTATGGAACATGGGTCAGATGACGGTGATTACCGTGATGAAGAACACCATGACGATCACGACCATGAACAAGAAGGACCATGTAATGAATGTGGTTATATGGAAAGTGACTGCCAGTGTGATGAAGAAATGGTTGAAGATGAAAGTTACGACCAAGAGGAAGAAATCGCGGCAGAAAGTGATGAGTTAGCAGAATTAAAGAGATTAGCTGGTCACAATACAGCACAGCCTGAAATTGCTAGCAGAGAAGGCATGCAGGAAGCTAATCCTCCAGACAGTGGTGCTAAAGATACTGCAATAGCAGTACAAGATACAAAACAAGCTAACGATAATGCTACAGACAAAGAAGAAACTTTTGGATCTACAATGGAAGATGGAAGTGAAGCCAGTGAACAACCAGTTAAACCAATGACTGATGAAGAACTTGATAAGGCAGAAAAGCATAAACTTGATGAATGGGCAAATAACGCTGGACAAAAAGGCACTGACACAGTATTTGTTACAAACGATGAGTTTATGATTGATACTATTACATCAGGATTGAACAAGCGTAAAGCAACAGGTCAAGCAACCATTCCTGTGATTGCTAGTCAAGGTGCTAGAGATGGCAACGAAGACATTGGTGCTTGGAAGAAATTAGCTGGTTTAACAAAATAACTAATTTTGTTTGAAAATTATACCCGACACAAGTCGGGTATTTTTTTGGATACACATGTATAATAAAAGTAGATAAATATAGTATAAGGTAATTAAACATGGCCCAACAATTAATCGACTTCGGTTCTTTTCCTGATGATCCAACAGCAGACGCTATTAGACTAGCGTTTCAAAAAACACAACAAAACTTTGCGGAATTGTATTCTGGTGCTGCTGGACAAGCAGTTTATAGTGTTAATAGAACACCAGGTGCTGGTATTACAGTTAATGCCCCAACAGGTAACGTTGTTGTTACAGCTAATATTGCGTGTGTTCAAGTTGAAACAAGTACATTAAGTATTGGTATTACTGCTAATGGTGGGCAAAACGCAGTATATACGCAGTCAAATCAAGTGTTGGTTATTGATTTACCAAATGAAGTTATTAATATTAAAGATATTACAATATCAGGAAACTTAACTGCCAATAGAGTTACTGCTAATAATGATATGTACACTGGCACATTGAGTGCTACAGGTAATGCTAATGTAGCAAATCTAAATTCTGCTAATAATGTTACAGGCACGAATCTAACAATTACTAACGGAATGATGAGTGGTAATTTAACATTAGGTAATTTAACAATGGCTGGTAATGTAAAAAGTCATTTATTGCCCACACCAACTAATACACAGAATTTAGGAAGTTCAAGTCAAAACTGGAGTACTTTATATACACAGGATATTATATTAGCAGGAACACCTATTTCAGGAATAGGAAAGGTTGTCCCAAGTTTTGGTAATGTTTATTTACCAAGTAATGTCACAGTATCAGGAACAACATCAGGTACTGCCACAACATTGTTAACATTTACATTCCCTAACTCAGGATATTATAGAATAAACACTGTATTAATAGCTGAGCCAGCAAGTGCTGGTACACCTCCCGTAACATATGCATTATTTGATGACACTGGCACATTAGTAGCAAATAGTGAAATTATGCTAACCACAGCAACAGGTGGAATTAATCAAACATTAACAAGTGGTGGTGTTATTGATATTCAAGTAAGTGGAGCAGTATCATATACAGTAAGAGCATGGGGAACAAACTCTCCTAAGATTGTTACTTACGGAGGTAATGGACGTAGCAGTGTTAACTGGTTAAAACTTGATCCACCTGCTACGATATCTACAAGTGGAAATGTAACGTATGGTAATTTAACAGTTACAGGACAAACAAGTCTTAATACGCTTAGTACAACTGGTAATGCTAATATTAATAGCAATTTAAATGTTTCAGGTAATGCTATTATCTCAGGCAATCTTACAGTAGATGGTAATATTGTTTATGTTAATGTAGAAGATTTATCAATTGAAGATCCTATTATCAATTTACAAACTGGACCAAATGGTAGTCCTCTTATAGCAAATTCAGGAAAAGATGTTGGTACAGCATTAAATTATTTTACAAGTAGTCCTAAAGTAGCTTGGATGGGATGGGATAGTAGCGCAGCAGAAATTACGTTTGGCGAAGATGTTACAATTACTAGTGAAGTAGTAAGTTATACCAAATACGCAAATATACGAGCAGGTAATATTATGGGTCCATTAGCTAATGGATCATCAAATATTACAATTGTTCAAAATGCTAATATTAATTTTGCTATTAATGGAAATGCTAATAGAGTAGAAATTGGAGAAGCAAATAGCTATTTTAATAACCAACTATGGGCTAACTCAAATATATACATAAAAAATACTGGAGCATTGGTTTTCCAAGACGATGAAAGTAGCACTTTAGATACATTTTTACAATATAACAATGCTAACAATAGTGTTGTATTAAGTGTAAATGGAAGTACTGTTATTGAAAGTGATATATCAAATACATATTTTAACGGTCCGATATCTGCTAACGCAAATCTATATATTCCAAATGGTAATCAAATCGTATTTGTAGATGATGTAAGCACCAACACTGATACAAGTATAAGCTATGTAAACGCTAGTGATAGCATTGTTGTAAAAGTTAATAATGTTAATAGCATTCAAAGTAATGCTCAAGCAGTAGCAATTACAGGCAACTTTACTGTGTCAGGTAATACTGTATTAGCTGGTAATTTAACTGTTGATGGTAATATAACTTACATCAATACTGAAACTTTAGCAATTGAAGATCCTATTATACAATTACAAACAGGACCAAACGGAGCGGCTCCGACAAGTAATTCAGGAAAAGATATTGGTACAGCATTAAATTATTATGATAGTGCTGCTAGAGTAGCTTTCATGGGTTGGGATACTTCAGGTGAAGAATTTGGTTTCGCAAGTAGAGCAACTATAACAAGTGAAGTTGTAAATTTTGATGTATATGGAAATGTCAGAGCAGGCAATGTTATTGCTAGATTAGCAAATGGTACTTCTAACATTTATATAGAACAAAACGGGCCTATCTTGTTTAGTGCTCAAGGAACGTCTAATGTAGTAAATGTGGCAGCAGCTATCACAACTGTTAATAATCAGTTATATGCTAATAATAACATGTTTATCAACAACACAGGAGCAGGAGCGTTCTTGTATTTTGTTGATAATGTTGCTCCATCGTTCTTTGATACTTACATTCAATATGATTATACTAACCCTAACTTAAGATTTTTTATCAATGGAAGTCAAAAATTTAGTTTGAACTCAGCTGGTGCTAATGTTTTAAACGGAAATCTTACCATTGATTTAGGTGATGCCATCATTAATGGTGGTGACATACTATCCAATCAAGCATTATTTAACATTTTACCTGCCAATGCTACTACAGTAACATTAGGCTTAGCAGCAACAACCATCGATATAGGATCGGCATCTGGAACAACCAATATCAATAATAACTTAGAAGTAGATGGCGACATATTATTAAAAGGTGGTGATTTTGATGTATCAACATCAAGTGTTAACTTATGGACAGGTAATGCTACAACTGTAAATGCTTTCAGCGTAGCTTCAACATTAAACATTGGAGCTACTGGTGGCATCATAACACTGGCTAATCCAACATTACTTGGCACACAAACATCTCAAAATGTTTACAACACAACTGCTACAACTGTAAACGCTTTCGGTGAAGCTGCTACATTAAACGTTGGCAATACATCAGGTACTGTTACATTACGTAATCCAACATTAGTTGGAACTGAAACAACACAAAATGTATACAATACTGTGGCAAATACAGTAAACGCTTTTGGTTTTGCTAATGTAGTTAATATTGGTAAAGACGAAGGAACAATGACATTACGTAATCCAACTATAGTTGGAGCTAATGTCACACAAAACTTGTTTAATACAGTAGCTACAACAGTTAATTTTGCTGGCGAAGGAACAAATGTAAACATAGCTAGTGCTACCGGTAATACAACTGTTAAAAATAATTTAGTTGTTAATGGAAATTTAACAGTTGACCAAGATATTATATTCAGTGGTTGTGATATTGATGCTAATTGTGTAACATTAAATGTATTCAATAATATTCCACAAACTATTAACTTAGGCGCCAATGCTAGCACACTTAATATTGGTAATACTACGGGAACAGCAACGTTACGTAATCCAACATTAGTTGGAACTGAAACAACACAGAATGTTTATAATACTACAGCAACTACAGTAAATGCTTTCGGTGATGCTAATTCAATCAATATCGGTACTACAACATCACTAACTACATTACGTGGAAACTTATTAATTAACAAAGCATTAAATTTTGTAGATGCTAATGGAGCAAACACGTTAGATACCTCATTCTATTACACAACTAGTGTAGCAGAAGGATTGTATTTCGCACTAAATGGTAGTACAAGATTAGTTTTAGAAAACAACAGAATTTTGGAGTATGGTGATATTGTTTTTATAGGCGGTAATCTTGACACTACAGCAACTTCAGTATTAATTGCTAATGCTAATAGCACAACAGTAAATGCTTTTGGTGTAGCAAGCACACTAAACATGGGTGCTACTACAGGCACAGCAACATTAAGAAACCCAACATTAGTTGGAACTGAAACAACACAAAATGTTTACAATTCAACAGCAACCACTGTAAATGCGTTTGGATCTGCTAGTACATTAAATGTAGGTGTAGATTCAGGAACAGTCACATTACGCAATCCAACACTTGTAGGAGCAAATGTAACACAAAATGTTTACAACACAACTGCTACTACTGTAAATGCGTTCGGTGCTGCTAGTTCACTAAATTTAGGAAATAATACTGGTACAGCAACATTACGTAATCCAACATTAGTTGGTACTGAAACTACACAAAATGTTTACAATACAACTGCTACAACAGTTAATGCTTTCGGTACTGCGGCTACTTTAAATGTAGGTGTGGATTCAGGTACAATAACATTAAGAAATCCAACATTAGTTGGGGCCAATACTACACAAAATGTTTATAATACTACAGCAACTACAGTAAACGCTTTTGGAGCAGCAGGTACACTGAATTTAGGTAATAACACTGGAACTGCTACATTACGTAATCCAACATTAGTTGGTACTGAAACTACACAAAATGTTTATAATACAACTGCTACAACTGTAAATGCTTTTGGAGCTGCGAGCAGTATTAATATAGGAGCAGCAGGTTCATTAACAACATTACGTGGTAATTTGTTTATAGCCAACGCAATTAATTTTGCTGATGCTAATGGGGCAAATACTGACACAGCCATTTATTATACAAATGATTACCTAGCTATTACATTAAATGGGTCCCCAGATAAAATAACAATTGAAAATACACAAGTTAGTATCAACGATGATTTAGTAGTAAAAGGTGGTGATATTATAACCAATCAAACTACCTTTAATATAATTAATACAACTGCTACTACCGTAAACGCTTTTGGAGCTGCTAGTACATTAAATTTAGGAGCAACATCAGGTACAGCAACTATTAACAATCCCACAATAGTTGGTACGCAATCTACACAAAATCTATTCAATACAGCAGCCACTACTATGAATTTTGCTGGTGCTGCTACAACTGTAAACACTGGCGCAGCAGGTGGCGGTGGAACATTTACAATAAGAAATGATAATGTTGTAATGAACGGTGACCTACAAGTACAAGGTGGCGACTTAACTACAACAGCAACAACATTTAATTTATTAAATGCTACAGCAACAACAATTAACTTTGGTGGAGCAGCAACAACTCTAGAGATTGGAGCAGCATCAGGTACAACAAATATCAATAATAACTTAGATGTTGACGGAAATACATTAGTTAATGGTAATTTACAAGTTGATCAAAATGCCACAGTTACTGGCGATTTAGCAGTTAATGGTGGAGATTTAACTACAACCTCTGCTAGTTTCAATTTAGTAAATGCTACTGCTACAACTGTTAATTTCGCAGGTGCTGGCACAACTGTAGGTATAGGCGCAGCTACTGGTAATACTACAATTAATAATAATTTAATAGTGAAAGGAAACATTACATTAGATGCTGATATTATACTAGCAGGATGTGATTTAGTAACAGATTGTTTAACGTTTAATTTAATTAATACAAATGCTACAACAGTTAATGCGTTCGGAGCTGCTACCACATTAAACATGGGCGCAAGTGGCTCTACAATAAAAATGCCTGGCAATGTTTATATAGATGAAGCATTGATATTTGATGCTCCAACTTGGACATCTGGACTATACTATACTGCTAGTCCACAAGCGATTTCTGTTGCTATAGCTGCCAATACTATTTTAGAAGTTCAGGCTACAGCAGTTGTTAGTAGACAAAATGTTGAAGTTAGAAGTACTGATTTTATTTCAAACTCAGCAACATTTAGTTTAGCAAATACAATAGCTACAACAATAAATTTTGCTGGAGCAGCAACTGCCTTAAATGTGGGCGCTGGTACTGGCAATACAACTATTAATAATAACTTAATAGCTAATGGGAATATTGAAACTAAGTTAACAACATTGAATTTAGCAAATGCTAATAGTACTACAATTAATTTTGGTGGCGCAGGAACACAAATCAATGTCGGAGCAAGTACAGGCAATACAAAGATTAATAATAATTTAATAGCTAATGGTAATATTGAAACTATATTAGCTACATTGAATTTGGCAAACGCCAATTCAACTACTGTAAATTTTGCTGGAGCAGGCACAGCAATAAATGTCGGGGCAGCAACAGGTAATACCACAATTAACCATAATTTGATTGCTAATGGTAACATTGAGACTAAATTAACAACATTGAATTTAGCAAACGCTAATAGTACAACAATTAATTTTGCAGGTGCTGGCACAAATGTTAATATCGGGGCAAGTACTGGTAATACTACAGTTAACAATAATTTAATTGTAAAAGGTAACATTGAACTTGATGCTGATTTGATATTAAAAGGTTGCGATTTTAACACTAATTGTACTAGTTTCAATTTAGTAAACGCAAATGCTACCACAGTTTATTTCGCTGGAGCAGGTACTACGGTTGAAATTGGTGCTGCTACTGGTAATACAAATATTAATAATAACCTTGATGTTGATGGTAACTTAAACATTGATGGCACAAGTTTAACTGTAACACAAACAACATTTAATTTAGCAAATGCGAACGCTACTACAATTAACTTCGGTGGCGCTGCGACGAATGTAACGATAGGTACAGGAACTACTGGATTCAATCTCAAAGGCAATCTTTCTATAACAAATGCTATTAATTTTAATACACCTACGTCAGTTAATGATAGTTTATATTTCCTCGCAAGTACATTTGTTATGGCAATAGGTGGGGTTGACAAGTTTAGCGCAAATGCGTCTGGCATCACTTCAAATGGTAATATTTATTTAACTGGCACAGATATAGTAACTACAAATAGCACATTAAATATTGCCAATGCTACTGCTACAACAATTAATTTAGGCCGTGCTGCTAGCCAATTAAACTTTGGAGCAGCTAGTTCAAACTCAGCATTTAGTGGTAATATTTATGTAACTGGTAACATTAATGTTAATGGTGGCGGTGTAGATGGTCCTGCTACAATGAATATTGGTTCAACTTCGTCAACAATTCAAATGGGATCAAGTGGGGGCGTTGTTAACATGAATGGCAACGCCAATATAACTGGCAACGTTAACGCAACACAAAGTGTAATAACATCTAGTGGTAAATTAAAAGCGGGAGCTATTGAATTATTATCAAGTAATGGTTTTATATATACTAGTGGTGATATTACCGGCAACACTATAAGTGCTAGTGGTGTTGCTGTCATGTATAGTAACGGGTTAATAACAGGGACTTCATTCAGTACTCCTACTGGTATTACACTATTTGCGAATGGAACTGCTCAAGCAACCTTATTCTCAGGAAGCGGAGCAAGTTTATCCAGTTTAGCAGGTGCTAATGTTACAGGAACTGTAGCAAACGCTACTTTTGCTACTACTGCAGGAACAGCCACTTCGGCAACAAGTGCTACTAATGCTACTAATGCAACCAATGCAACTAACGCTACTAACGCAACCAATGCTGGTTTTGCTACAAACGCAGGATTCGCAACAAACTCGGGATATGCTACAAGTGCAGGTAGCGCAGGTAGCGCAGGTTTCGCAAGTTGTGCTGGAGCATTAGTTGGAAGTGGTTGTGACGTTGCTGAATTTTATGCTGCTGATGATGAATATGAAGTTGGAACAGTTTTAGAATTTGGCGGTGATTATGATGTTACATTATCTAGTAAATACGATTCACACAAAGTTGCCGGTGTAATATCAACTGAACCTGGTGTTACGCTTGGCGAATATGTTGATTTTGATAGCGATAATAGAGCATTATTAGCACTTATTGGCCGTGTGCCAACAAAAGTTATTGGTCCAGTTGATAAAGGCGATTTAATGGTAAGTGCTCCTGATGGTTATGCTATAGCTAATAACATAGCACGTGCGGGCACGATTATTGGTAAGTCATTAGAAAACTTCTATGGTGATAGAGGAGTAATTGATATTGTAGTTGGAAGACATTAAGGAATAGTAATGATAACATTAGATTTATTACAGAAAATAGCACCAAAAACAAAAGTTGCTACACTTGAAAAATTTGTAGAACCCATGAACTATGTTGCTGAACATTATGATATGCTTGAAAACAAAAAGCGTATAGCAGCATTTTTGGCACAAACAGCGCATGAGTCTGGGGGCTTTAGTGTAACACAAGAAAATCTTAACTATAGTGCAAAAGGATTAATGGGTATTTTCAAAAAGTATTTTCCTAATGAAGAACTTGCTAAACAATATGAACGTAAACCTGAAAAAATAGCAAATCGTGTATATGCTAACCGTATGAAAAATGGTCCTGAGGAGTCAGGTGACGGTTATGCGTTTCGTGGTAGGGGACTGATTCAACTTACAGGACGAGATAATTATACAAGATTTGCCAAATCAGTTGGTAAAGAATTAATAGAAGCAGTTCGTTATTTAGAGACACCAGAAGGTGCTGTAGTAAGTGCTGGTTGGTTTTGGGATACTAATAAATTAAACATCTATTGTGATAAAGATGATTTTACAGGATTAACAAAGCGTATTAATGGTGGAACGATTGGATTAGCTGATCGTAAACACCATTATGAAATCGCATTGTTAATCCTTAAGGATTAATATGGCACAACCAACTTGGAATACAGCTAGTGGGTCTATAGGCACTTTTCCAGCTACAATAGCTATGACTTACGCATTTAGCGCAAGTCCTGTAAGTCCTGCCAGTTCTGTCACTTATAGTTTATTAAGCGGTAATTTACCAACTAATTTGTCACTAAGTACGGCAGGTGTATTAAGTGGAATAGCAACGACTGTACCAAATGATACAACATATACGTTTGTTATACGAGCTACCGATAATTTAAGTAATATACGTGACAGAACATTTAGTATAACAATTTCTAGTATAGCAGTACCAAAATTTACTACACCAAACGGGACATTAATTAATTTAATAGATAGCGAATGGTTAAGCTTTCAAGTAGCATATAGTAATCCAATCTCAACAAATATAGTAACAATAAGGAAAGTTCAGGGAGTTTTTCCACACGGAGTGGAAATAAATGATTATGGTATAATAAGAGGGTACCCTCAACCACCTGTACAAAATGTGCCATATTCTAGTGTAACTACAGTTGGGTTACAAACTACCACAGAAAACAAAATACGTTGTCAAACTACGAGTGGTTTTGTATCAGGTAGACCAATTATATTTTATACTACAGCTTTTGGCAATATACAAAATAATGTCTACTACTATATACGTGAGGTATTTGATAGCACTACATTCAGTATAAGCACAAGCGTAGATGGACCTGAATTTTTATTAGCAAATGCTACAGGCACTATGGTGATTGAGTTACCTACAGTAAGCCCATTACAACCAACAAAGAAAAGTTATAATTTTACGCTAAAACTTGATAGCGAATATGGAGAAGATTTCGCTGAATATACAATTACTGTAATTAATCAAAATCTACCAAGTGCTCAGGGTGGACCAGGTAATCCTCCAAACACACGTTATCCTGTTATTTTTAATACTAGACCAGATACGTATAATATACAAGATACATTACAATATAGATATTATGTTTTACCAAATGACACTGGGGCTACCTATCCTCCAAGCACTTCAGCCAATATTGGGCAAATTTTAAGTGATAACTATTTTAGTTTTCAAATATTAGGTCATGATTTTGATAATGATACCCTATTATATGAATTCATTGATTTACCATCAAATTTGTCGGGAGATGGGTCTACGGGCTGGATCACTGGTATACCTAATTTAGCAGCCAATAGTATAGCAAATTACAACTTCGCCGTAATATGTCGCAAAGTGATTGACACATACTATTATAGTGATATTATAAATTTTAGTATACAGGTTACAAATAATTTATCTGGCATAATTACATGGGTAACATCTGAAGATTTGGGGAATGTTGATAATGGTAGTGAAAGCATTATACAGTTTGTAGCAACTAGTGATGTAGATTTAATTTATAGATTATCATCAGGAACACTACCACCAAATACTACGTTATTAGATAATGGTGACTTGATTGGCACATTTAGCTATGAACCAAGTACCACAGTAACTCCTCAAAATGAATCAAACACTTTTACATTTACGATTGAAGCACTTAGTCCTGTATATCCTGTCATTAGCGAAACTAAAACTTTTACAATAAACGTATTTCAACGATTCGCTGACCCGACTGATACGCTTTATATACAGGCAACTCCCAGCTTAGTTGATAGAGTGCTAATTGATTCATTATTAACTAATACTACAATTATTCCTGATAATTTTTTATATAGAATTGACGATCCTAATTATGGGAAAGCGACTAGTGTTATTTATGAACATGCCTATGGAATTGACCCTGCCACAATTTTAGATTATGTAGCAGCAGTCACCGAAAATCATTATTGGCGTAATATTATTTTAGGTGAATTAAAAACTGCTGTGGCACGTGATGATAATGGCGTGATTATATATGAAGTTGTATATAGTCAAATAGTTGATAATTTAATAAACTCACAAGGAATAAGTGTAGAGCAATCAATAAATTGGCCAGTACCAATCGACTTAAATTTGGGTCCATGGTATACGAGTATAACAGACATTTACACAAGTTGGGATGATGTTTTAGGTACATTATATTATACAAGTTTAACTCCAGGATATGCTCAAACACTTTATCCAAATAGTTTAGTTAATATGAGAACTAGGATACAAGATGTGATTGGATCACAGAATGATTATAGATTATTACCTAGATGGATGACAAGTCAGCAATTAAATGGCAGCACATTAGGTTATACTCCGGCTTGGGTTATATGCTATACGAAACCAGGATTCAGTGAAGTTGTCAAAGACAATATTAACACATTATGGACTGATAGTAATGGTAATTTGTTAACATTAAATAAGATTAATTTTCAAATAGATAGATTTACAGTGGATAAAAGTTTAACCTATAACTACGATACAACAGTTAGTCCAAACACTTGGGTAAGCTTACCTGGTGGTGATCCTGTACCCGATCCAATCAATAGTAAAAACTTTAGTGTATTGTTCCCAAGAAAAACAATTTTACCTAACACGCCTCAAAGCTACTAAATACATGTGAGAATATTTTTATGAGCCAAATTAACACAAATAGTATTGATGTAAATTATCCGATTCCAGGGCAAAATAATAGCAGCCAAGGATTCCGTACTAATTTTACAAGTATTAAAACCAATTTAGACACTGCTGGTAATGAAATAACTGACCTACAAAACAATGCTGTATTAAAGTCAGCATTAAGTGGGCTAACACTTAATAATGATATGGCAAACACATTGATTAGTAATGCTGCTGTAAGATCATTTCGTCATACTACTTATAATTTAGGTAATGCTTTGACAGGTACCGTAGTTGTTGATAGCAGTGTAGCAGACTATAATTATGGCAATGTTTCAGGTAATATAACACTACAGTTTAGTAGTTGGGCACCAACCAATACATCACAATCAATCATCCTGCAACTTGGTAATTTGACTGGAAAAACAATAACTTTCCCTACAGCAGTAAGTTATGCGAATGATAATGCTGGATTGACACTATTAGAAAATTATCAAGGTTCGGGCGTTGTCAGCGCTCCATTTAATACTGATCAACTTACATTTACATTAACAACAGTTGATTGCGGTAATACATTATATATTGAACCATTGTATAGGTCACAACAAACAAGTCAAATTGTAAAACGTGCTCCTCCAAGTACAGGTCAACAAGGTGACAGAGTAGGTACAGTGTGTGTGGATATGGCACTTGACCAACTTACTATTACAGGATCAAACGCAGCAGATTATTTGGTTACATCAGGTAATACTTCTCAGCTTTATCCTGGTATGGCAATTAACTTTACTGGAACTAGTTTTGAGGCAAACATTACCATTGGTACAACATATTATGTTCGTAATGTTGTAAGCTCTACAACATTTACTATAAGTACTGACAATGCTATAACGAGTAATGTAGATTTAGCAACACAAGCAGGTACAATGTATTGTAATCCAGTAAGTTATATGTTTGTCGCTACTGATAATTATAGTGCAAATACGTTTGATAAAAACATTGGTTCAACAACTGCTCCAAGTACGATAACGATTAGTTCAGCGATGAGTAATGTGGCAGTAAATCAACCAATCATTTTCACGGGAACAGTTGGGGGAAATACTGGTCTTACTACAAATTCAGTCTATTACATAAAAACAGTTGTTGCTAGTGCTATCACAGTTAGTCAAACACGTTATAACGGTGTTGCTGGTCCAGTTTATACTGGTGTGGTTACAACTTCAGGGGCTACTACAGATATTGATTGTACTGTTTATGAAGGCCCAGATATCTTTAAACGTATTACATTGAATCCTTATTGATATGGAACATCCATTTATTAATGATATCTCAAACTTAACACTAGAACAATTACAAGAAAAACTAACGGACATATCAACCAAGCTAAACTTCGCTTATAGAACAGGCAATGGTCCGTTAATACATCAATTACAAATGGTATTTGAAAGTTATAAAAAAGAACATAGTAAAAAGCTTGATGAGATTATAAACAAGCAAAAAAACAAAACAAAGATTGATATAACCAACAAATGAGTACAAGAATAGAAAAAGACTGTAGTTTTCATAGTGCTGTACACTTTAACGAAAAGTTTTACATCAATAGTTTTAAAACCACATTAAGTATAATGGTTGAAAGTGAAGATATACGTGAACAAAACGTGGCTATGGATAGGCTTGAATATTTCTTCCATGAAGTATTAAACAATAGTTTGTTTATTGATGAAAATTTAACCGAATTGATAAAAATATATAAGAACGCAGGGATACGTGTTATAACATTGCCTGAAGATCCATATGACCAAATGATTGGAATGGTTTTATTGCTTAAATTAAACGCAATAATGGAAGGTAAAATGCATATTACTGACCTAAATATAAGTAGTTATTTAAGTGATGAAGTAAGATTTACTATTGTAAGTGAAATAGCAGAACATTTGTTTGAAGATAATCAATGGTTTCAACGTAATTCAATAGAAACAGAAAACAACATACCTAATGAATCAAAAGTGGTAAAGTTGTTTGAAGACTGTTGGAGCGAATTGGGTTTAAGTTGGAAAGATAAACCAAAAAAAGGTAAAAGTAAAACTTGACTTTGTGAGAAATTAATGTATACTAAAGTGATGTATACTGACAAGTTTGGTCAAATTGTATTAACTGAAGATGACGTTTGTGATATATTTTACAATAATCCTAACGCCAAACCAAAATACATATATACTGAAAATTTAATAAAAGATGGTATAGATTTAGAATATTTTCCTAAATTATTAGTATATAAACCAGATGTTGAGTATGATAAATTACATCAGAAAGATTATTTTATACCAAAAGAATATGTAAATTTTGACATAGCTAAGTTTGTTTTGGATAGTTGTAGTACAAATAGTGAATTACAACGTGCTGGCGAAGAACTATTATTATTTCAGCAGCATAATATGTTAGATTTATTAGTTTATTTAAAGTATTTGGTAGATACACTGCGTAAAAACAATACAGTTTGGGGAGTGGGTCGTGGTAGTAGTGTAGCTAGTTTTGTACTTTATTTGATTGGAGTTCATAAAATTAATTCACTATATTATGACATACCGATTACAGAGTTTTTTAAAATATAAATAAGGTGTAAAGGAGATATGTATGAAACATAAAACAGCATTAGGAAGACAGCTTGATATGGCAGCATTAATTGCCAAAAATGAAAAAGTTCGTGCTGTAGGTAATATGGGTGTTAACGCAAGAGGTGATCAAATTGACAGCATGGGAAGAATTGTTAAACCTGCCCCACAGCGTGTTAATGACAACTATACAAAAACTGTAGGTAACAAATCAGCACAGGTGAGAAAGTCAGGACCTGTTATGCCAAAAGAAAAGCTTGAACCTGTTTTTAAAGAAGAACTTACAGAATACGAAAAAGAGTTACAAGAAGATTTAGAACAAGATGAAGTTGAAATTGAAAAAGTAAAAGGAAAAAGTAGAAAAACTTATGAGTAATTTAGCATATAGCGCATGGAAAGTTAACAAAATCACTCCATTACATGATAATGTAATTGTTAGTGATATGAATTTTGATGAACGTATTACTAACAATGGGTTAGTTATTATCAGTGATGACATGAAAAATTCAGGTATTCGCCCACGTTGGGGCAGAGTATATGCTGTAGGCCCAGAACAAACTGATATATGTGTAGGACAATATGTATTAGTAAGTCATGGACGTTGGACAAGAGGTATTAAGATTGAAGATAATCAAGGTGAACTTACTGTTCGCCGTGTTGATACTAATGATATTTTGTTAGTAAGTGACGAACCTGTTGTTGATGAAACAATGGGTGAAAAAACAAGTTAATGGAACAAACATGAACTGGTTAAGAAAACTAATCAACTTTAGAGATAAACAAAATGCTATATCACCTGTAAAGGAACAAGGGGTTCTTGTCTCAAGTTCACCTAGTATTGATAGTCGTGGAATGAATTTTACAGTTTATCGTGCTGATGGTGGTTATGTCCTTGAAAATCGTGTGTATGATCACACACATGATAGAAGCAACAATAAGTTATATATTATAACAGATGATAAGAATCTTGGTGAAGAAATCGCTAGAGTTATTACTTTTGAAAGTTTAAGGAGCTAAAATTATGTATACAAATTCTATAACTGAGCAGTTTGAGTACCCTAAATACCGTAGTGCTAGTGAAATTAATAGTGCTATGGCTGGTGTGTATAAAAACATGGGTTTGGCAGTATTAGTTAGTATGTGTGTAAGTTATTTTGTAGGTACAACGCCTGAACTATTACAATTCCTTTTTACTGGTATAACTAAGTGGATTGTAATCTTTTTACCTTTGTTAGCAGTAATCGGTATAGGTTTTGCTTTGGCAAGTAATCCACCTAAGCCAATCGCAATGGGGTTATTATTAGGATTCGCAGCATTAATGGGTTTAAGTTTTGCTACTATTTTTGCTGTATATCAAATGGGTAGTATTTTCACAGCATTTATGAGTGCTGGTATTTTATTTGGAGTTATGAGTTTTTATGGATACTTCACTAAAAAAAGCTTGGATAGTATCGGAAAGTTTATGTTTATTGGTCTTATCAGTATTGTTCTTGCCAGTATTGTCAACATTTTCATTGGTAGTAGTGTATTCAGCATGGTTATTAGCAGTCTTGCTATCATTATCTTTATGGGACTAACTGCTTATGATACTCAAAAAATTCGTGAAATGATTATGGAAAACAATGATAGTGATGTGGAAGTCCAAGGAGCATTGACATTATATCTAGATTTCATTAATATATTTCTTTCTTTACTACAACTATTTGGTGACAAAAAAGAATGAAAAATAAATTATGGGTAGAAAAATATCGTCCTAACTCTATAGACGAGTATGTTTTTGTTGACAATAATCAAAAACAACAAGTAACAAGTTGGATTGTTGATGAAATGATTCCGCACTTATTACTAAGTGGTGAACCAGGTACTGGTAAAACTACATTAGCAAAAGTGTTAATAAAAGAACTTGGTATTGACGAATACGATGTGCTTGAAATAAACGCATCACGTGAAAACAGTGTTGAAAATGTTAGAACCAAAATTAAAGGTTTTGTTGAAACAATGCCTTTTGGTAAATTCAAGATCGTATTGTTAGATGAGGCAGATTATCTATCACGTGATGCCCAAGCTACATTGCGTAGTGACATGGAAACATATGCTGATACGGCTAGATTCATATTAACATGTAATTATGAATACAAAATTATTCCAGCATTAAAATCACGCTGTCATCAATTTCACATAGCAAAAACAGACATTACTGAATTTACAGCACGTGCAGCCACTGTGTTAGTCGCTGAAAATATTGATTTTGATTTGGATGTATTAGATAATTATATTCGTGGAACATACCCTGATTTACGTAAATGTTTAAATCAATTACAAGTCAATTCAACCACTGGTAAACTAATTTCTACTAATACGTCTACTAGTGATGAAAATGATACATTAGTTGAAGCAGTAAAACTTTTCAAAGCTGGAAAAATTATTGAAGGCAGACAGCAAGTATTACAATATATCAGTTTGTATCCTACACGTATTGAAGACATTTATCGTTGGATGTATAACAATTTAGAATTGTGGGGTCCAACAAATGAAAAACGTGATGCTAGTATATTGATTATACGTAATGGTTTGGCTAACTTGTCACTAGTGGGTATTCCTGAAATTAATGTAGCAGCAACATTAGTTGAATTAACCAACTAAATACTATTTTAGGAAAAACAAATGTTTAAAACCATTATGTATGTACATAATTACACTATGTATCAAATGGAATATCATGATAGTATTGCTGGACACGGATTGTCAGATGATTTTAGTTTAAGTTATGTATTTGTGATTAGCGACACTGATGTAAGTAATGTTTATACTATTGATAATTTATTTGAAGGTAATCCAGGATCGGCAACAGAACCACATTACAAAATCATAGCTAATGATACCTATTCAGCAAACTTTAGGTTTGAGAAAAAAGACATTACAGAAACAGTTGGACAAGGCACAGTGACATTAACACCCAGTGGATTAACTATTGATCGTGGTGACTTACCCGAACAAATTATTGCTATGACTGTAAACTATGATGATAAAGAATTTGTACAACATAGTAATGGAAATACTTGTTTTATTCCATATAATATCTTAAATAACAACATAATTTACGTAAGATTTGAGAGCAGAACCTAATGCGATATTTATTAATTACATTTATCCGTAAACCAAACGGGCAAATTGATGAATTAGTTAGTGTAAGTAAAAAGATTAAACAAACTGACTTACAAAGTTGTAATGTAATTTTAGACTATGCTGAAAATAAGATAATGAAGTGTGTTATTGAAGGCAAAAAACAAGACACAGATTGGGTGCGAATGAATACCTATTATAAAAAAGTATATCCAAAATTAATTGAGCAATTGGAAAAAGAAGCTGTTATAGATGCCAAGGTTAGTAATGGATGAGATTGAAGAAAAAAAGTTACGTGAAATCTTAAATAATGAAAAAGTATTCATAGATAGTATTAATTATAGTGACGAGCCTGTTATTCAGTCAATTGATACATTGAATGGATATTTACTATATAATGTTCCTGAAGATATATTAAAAAAACTAGGAACACAACTTGAGAAAATAAACATATCTAATAATTCAACAAACTATTTAGGTAATTATAATGAAGATAAATCATACACTGCAGGTAATGTAGTTACATTTCAAAATAAAAACTATATATGTGTTGCTAATACACCTATTAAAAATAAACCAACAGACACTAATTTTTGGCAGTTGGATACCAACCAAAATCCTAAAAATATGGGTAATATACATTATTCATTAGCAGGACACATTAAGAATCAATATTCCCTTTATTTGGATAAAGAACTAGAAGATTATATTTTCTATCTTTGTAATAAGTACTTTGAAAAATATCCCAATTTTGTTTTTAGTATTTTTAAGCATAATGCGATTGAGGAAAATACAAATTTAAATTTAAAAATTTACGCATTATGGGCAAATTTTATGAAAAAACATGAATTTAATCCGATTCATTCTCATTCAGGTCGATTAAGTTTTGTTATTTGGTATAAAATTCCTTATTCTATTGAAGATGAAATTAGACATGGGCCATGTAAAAGAGTGGATGATAGTAACTATACTGCTAATTTTCAATTCGTACATCCAGCAACTGATGAATCAGGGATAGGATTTACTAATCTTAGAGTAGACAAGGCTTATGAAGGTAAAATTATTTTGTTCCCCTCCTACTTATGTCATACTGTTTATCCATTTTATACTTCAGATGAATATAGAGTTAGTGTAGCAGGTAATATAAAATATGTAAACGGGGCATAACCCCGTTTAGTATCAGCCGTAAAGTTTTAGTACATGTTCAATTATAGTATGTCTTTTAATATCAGAACTGTCAAATTGACAGCTTGCCATACCAGGAACACTACGTGCTTGTAACTTATGTACCAAATCTAATAAGCCATTTTGTGCTATACGTCTATCTGTTTGCTCAATATCTCCTGTAATAACAATTTTACTATCAAAACCAATCCTTGTTAATAACATTTTGTATTGACTAGGAGTAGCGTTTTGGCCTTCATCTAAGATAATCCAACTATTCTTAAATGTACGACCTCTACAAAATGCCAATGGAGTAATTTCAATAATTTGTTCTTCAAACATGTGTTTAATATCTTTTGAGCTATAATACTCACGTAGTATATCAAGCAATGGTCTTACCCATGGTTCCATTTTTTCATGTAGATCGCCAGGTAAAAACCCATGTTTTTCATCATCAACTGTGACTGCTGGTCTGGTAAGGACAATTTTATCACAATTCCGTTCTCTCAATTGCTTTATAGCAATAAGCATAGCCAAGTAAGTTTTACCAGTGCCCGCAGGTCCTGATACGACCACTATATCCTTTTCTGGGTCGTTTAAATAGTCTAGGTAAACTTGTTGATTATCGCTTAATGCGTTTACAGTAACAGGTCGTCTATTGTTAACATTATAGTTTGCTACGTTGAAATCTATGGTTTTAGATTCATTCATATAGAACGTATTACTTTCATTGAGTTGTTGAATGTTGCTTCTAGTGTCTTTACTACGTAATGCTCCAGTCTTTCTTTTACTCAAATTTATTCTCCCTTGTTTTGGATCTGAGATATTAATCTCAAATTTATTTAAGGAAAAACAATTAATAAATGTTATACACATTATAAGTAAAGATAATAGATAAATATTAAGCTCAGAGGAAAGAATGAACAACGTAAAAGATTTTGGTGCTGTAGGCAATGGTAGTACCGATGATACAACATCTATTCGTGATGCTATAGCATATACTAAAGCACAAGGCGGTGGACAAATATATTTTCCACCTGGAGTATACAAAGTAACTGATACAATTACAATTGATAGCGCAGTAGGTGTGGTTGGCGCAGGGTCTAATTGTTTGAGTATTGAAGAAAATGGAACATATAGTAATGTTACTTCTGTGATAGCATGGTATGGCACCAGCACTGTATTATTTGATTATGTTGGTCGTATGGATGGAGTAGTATTTTCTAATATAGCGTTGGACGGTAGAAACGTTGGGACCATAGCAATACGTTTAGATAGAGTTCGTAATAGTTATTTTCAAAGTATACAAATACATAGATTTACACAATTTGGTGTTGATATGAATCCCCAACCACAAGCAGGAGTAACTAATGACAACTGTATGTTTAACAACTTTCAATCATTGGTTATTTGGGCAGCACAAGTTGAGGGCTCAAGTTGTTTAAGATTAGATGGCAACGCACTAGATAAAAATAATATTAGTGCGGGAGCTGGTAACACTTGTCACAATACATTTACTAATACGCAACTTTGGACTGTAATGAAAAATTACAATTTACAAATGTTAGATTGCGATAACAATAATTTTACAATGCTATATTGTTTTAGAACAGATTTAACCACTAAACACATATATTTTGGTTATAACCCTGATTATTATAATCAAACATTATATCCAGGTCATGGAGTATGTCGTAGTAATTATTTTTACCATACACAGGGATCAGTATATGCTACAGCAGGGCCTGACAAGACCGCGCCTGAAATGAAGAATTATGTATATGGATACGATACAGCTAATGGTCAAAAACTTCCTGTTACTATTAACAATTCTAAAGTGGTTGTTGTCTTATTAGATACATCTATAAATACTTTATAAGGGGTAATATTGTGAATAATGTAAAAGATTACGGAGCAGTAGGTGATGGCATACATGATGACACATTAGCCATTAAAGAAGCTATTTTAGCTACAAAAGAACAAGGTGGTGGACAAATTTATTTCCCACCTGGGGTTTATGTTGTCACTGATACACTAACTATTGATGGTCCAGTTGGTTTCGTAGGTGCTACAAGTAATAGTCTAAGCTTACAATTAAACGGTAACTATGATAATGTAGGCACAGTATTAGCATGGTATGGTCCAAATAAAATAATGATTGATTATGTAGGACGTATTGATAATGTTGTGTTTATGGATATTGCTATTGATGGTCGTAATGGAAGCACAGTAGGACTACGAATTGATAGATTACGTCATAGCTATTTTAGATGTGTTCAACTAGCAAGATTTACACAGTTTGGAATAGACATTACTCCAAGACCCGAAACAAACTTTATGAACGATAATGCCATGTTTAATCACTTCCAATCAACGACAATTTGGAATGATTTAGAAGGTAGTAGTTGTTTACGATTAGATGGCACAGTAATTGATAAAAACAATATTAATGCTGGTGCTGGAAATGCTTGTCATAATACATTTACGAATACACACTTATGGGTAAAAAATAACTGGAATGTTGAATTCTTAGATTGTGATAACAATAGTTTTTACATGTTATATTGTTTTAAAGTTGATAACAAAACCAGTCAAATATACTTTGGATATAATCAAAATACATACAATGCTAGTTATATTCCACGACATGGATGTGCTAGAAGTAATTACATTTATCATTGTCAAGGGTCAATTTATGCTAGCGCAGGTCCAACAAGTAAATCGCCAGAGTGTAAAAACTATATTTTTGGATATGACAGAGAAAATGGACAACCATTACCAATCACCAATAACAACGCAAAAGTTATATTAGTAGGCGAAGAATGTAGTAAAACTTCAGTTTTTAGTAAATTATTTAAGTAGGTTTTTGATAAATATAATATGAACCTTAGACGAGCAGACAACTTTTTTAATGATGTTGATTTTGTTAGCATTGTTAGCACAATAAAAGACATTTATACCAGTGATGGTACAATGTCTACCTTACTTGATTTTGAGCGTGTTTTAGATGAAGCAGATTTATATGCGTTTAAAAATTGGGAATTAGGTGAATTAGTACAAGGCCCCAACGTAGGACGCTATAGCGTTAATTGCGTTTTTATGTGGCCAAAGAATTTAATGCCTGATCCACGTGGTAGTAAAAGATTATTAAGCATTGGTTGTAAATTAATTTGGGCTAAGTCAAAGATTATGGTCCCGATTGAAGTAAAAGATTATGAAGATTTTGTTCCAGGTACACGTTATCCTAA